ATGTGTACGATGAAGAGTCTGATGACTGGGTTGAGTACGTTGAAGACGAAGAGTCAGAAGACGAAGCTGAAGAGCAGTCAGATGGCGTGACTACTTTTGTTATTACGCGTATTGAAGAGTAATACCGGCGGGGGCTTCGGCCCCCATTTCTTTTGCTTTTTGGCGTTCATTGTAGTGGTAAACCCTATGACAGTTTGAACATAGAACCACGCACTGCTGCACTTCTTCCAACGCTTTTTTGTAGCTGCCGCTATTTATAAGCTTGTGTACGCTTTCATTTTTCATTTCGGGGTCTATGTGGTGAAAATCCAAAACTGCCGGATGATTGATCCCACACTCAAGACAAGATAACGTAGATTTAAAGTCTTTCCATTTTTGCTTAAAGCTGTCTTTAGCTTTTTTGGTAGCTGCTCTAATTTTAGCCGCGTTTTTAGCGTAATGCTTTTTGGAGTACCCCTTCTGTTTTTCTTTCTTTTTTGATGGGTCTTTGTATGGCATATTGACATTTTACATAGATCGTGTATATTGCAACTATTCCGGGGTATCTCGGAGCATCTGACAGTCCCGGCTGACGACATGCAGACAGATGTTCCTCAACTTGCATGTAAGGAAAAAACATGGCACGCACTACCTTCTCAGGCCCAGTCCGTTCTTTGGGTGGTTTCTATACCCAAGGTCAAAACGCTGTTCTGTCAATCACCTCTAGCGTTACTTTGAACCCCCAAGATTACGCTGGTCGTATTCTTACTGTTGGCGGCTCGTTGGCATCAAACATTGTCATCACACTGCCCACAATCAACAGTTCAACTGACCCCTCTTCTTCCGGCCCCGGTGCAGACCCCAACACCTTAAACAACGAAGGTGTTGTGTACACAATTTGGGTTCCCACAACCATCTCCACAAGCTCATTGAAGATTGGTACTGACGGTACTGACAAGTATGTTGGCTCTGTTTTGTCTATCGACACCGACTCTTCCAACGTAACTGTTGGTTTTGTCCCCGCAGCAAGCAATGACTTCATCAACTTCAACGGCGGTACAACCGGAGGTGTTGCTGGTACTTGGATTCAAATTGTGGCTGTTGCCGCATTGAAATACATGGTTACCGGTGTAGTTTTGGGTACAGGCACTGTTGCCACACCGTTTGCAGATTCCTGATTAGGAGCATCCAATGACGATGCAATATGACGTCAAATCGACGCATTTGAATGCGTCTGGGTCGATTTATGCGGCTCGGGCGCGTATCAAAGGCTTTTCAATTTGCGCAACAGCGGCATCTGCTGGAACGCTTGTCCTCAAGGACGGCGGTTCTGGTGGCACTACGATGATTGAAGTTGACATTCCATCTAACTCCAACCCTAACTCGTTCTACGTTTTAGTTCCCGGAGAAGGTGTTCTTTGCTCAACCAACATCTACGCAACGCTCACAAACATCGCCAGTGTGACGGTGTTCTATGGCTAGTCCTGCATGGCAACGCAAAGAAGGGAAGAATCCGAACGGAGGCTTGAACGCCAAAGGACGGGCTTCCTACAACGCAGCGAATCCCGGGAAACCGGGGTTGAAAGCCCCCCAACCCAAGGGCGGCAGCAGGCGAGACTCTTTCTGCGCCCGTATGAAAGGGATGAAAGCGAAATTGACGAGCGCCGAAACCGCAAGGGATCCAGATTCGAGGATTAACAAGTCTTTGAGAGCATGGAACTGCGCTGATGGTGGATATGTAACCAAGGCAGATGGCTGTGCTACCAAAGGCAAAACAAAGGGTAGATTCGTATGACTGAACATACAGACAACGTGAAAAACGTACTAGACGTCGTAGCAGTATTTACCACACTCGGTACATTCTTGGATTTAATCACACCCTTATTTGGTTTGATTGGTGCAATAGTGGGCGCCATGCGTATTTACGAAATGGCTACAGGCAAAGAGTTTTATACATTGTTTCGTAAAAAGAAAGACGACGATGCCAGCAACAAGCTTTAAACAAAAGAAATTCATGGATGCTGCGGCTCATAACCCAGCGTTTGCAAAGCAAGCGGGTATCCCGCAATCAGTGGCCCAAGACTTTAGTACCGCTAGCAAGGGTATGAAGTTTGGTAAAGACAGATCAGTTGCAACCCGCGCTGACCGACAGACAATCAACAATCCTAAAACCAATCAAGGTAAACAGGAACTTTTTAAGAAAGGCGGTAACGCTATGGCAACGAAAATGAGCTCCAAAATGATGGCTTTTGAAAAGTCTGGCAAAGATGTTGAAATGAAGGGCGTGAAAGAAGGCTCTAAAAAAGACATGGCGATGGATAAGATGCAAATGAAGAAGATGGCAAAAGGCGGCATCACTTCAGCCAAAATGGGCGCTGTAAAAACCGCAGCTCCAAGCAAAGATGGTGTTGCCTCCAAGGGCAAGACCAAAGGTACACAGATCAAAATGTCCGGCTCTAAACCTCTGGGCATGAAAAAGGGCGGCAAAGCCTACTGCTAAAAGGAGTTAAACATGGCAAGAGGAAAAGACTTAGCAGCATTAGCGGGCCTCGCTGGTCTAGCTTATGCCATGAGCAACAAAAACAAACCAGAGCAGGAAAACAAAGGACGTCAGTCCGAAGATGCTGGGTATAAGTCCACTGAAACCCGTGAAGAGCCGCGCCGTCAGATCACTGACTATATGAAGAAAGCACCTTTGGACGGTACTGAAATGTATCCTTCTGGTGTTATGGGTGGGGCTACGCAGCCTAAACCAGTTTCAAAGTTAGCCTCAAAACCCGCAGCTACTTCAGAATCTATTGCTACTGAAGATAGCCAATCTGGTGCTCCGCTCACGCCACCCACTAGCGCACAGCGTACCGATCAGCTTGCAAATCTTTCACGGGCAGTAAACCGCGAAGCAAAAACAAAGTATGCTGCTACTCAAGAGCCAGCTAGTCCAGCCGCTAGAGATAAATACTATGCAACTGGTCAAGATAGCGATGCAATGAAAGTAGCTTCTAGAGCAGCAGCCGCAGCCGATAGACAGCGCAGAATAGCTAGCGGTAGTGCGTACAAAAAAGGTGGTGCAGTCAAGAAGATGGCTTCTGGCGGCATGGCGTCCTCTGCTTCCAAACGTGCTGATGGGATTGCTTCCAAAGGCAAAACCAAATGCAAAATGTATTGAGGTGAATCATGGCTACTAGCACAGCAGCAGGAACAATGGGTGCGTATAAACCGCGTCGCCCCGGTACAACTTACGAAGATTCCATGACTTCTGAAGACATCAAAAAGATGCAAGAACAAAAGGATGAGGCAGAAACTCAGAGAAAAACTGAGGCTGCATACAAAATCAAAAACATGGCTTCTGGCGGTTCAGCCTCTGCCCGTGCAGACGGTATCGCGCAACGTGGCAAAACTCGCGGTACTATGATTATGTGTGGTGGGGGTATGTCTAGGGGCAAAAAATGATGTCCTCTCGCGGCATGGGCGCAATCAACCCCAAGAAGATGCCGGGGAAGAAAATCATTCACCGCAAAGATAAGCCGCAAGATGTGGCTACGTATGCGGGGGGTGGCAAAGTCAATGCTGCTGGGAATTACACAAAGCCAGAACTGCGTAAGCGGATTGTGGCTCAAGTAAAGGCCGCAGCAACCCAAGGAACAGGTGCTGGTCAATGGTCAGCACGTAAAGCTCAGTTGGTAGCCAAGAAGTACAAGGCTGCTGGCGGGGGGTATAGAGATTGAAAGCGCCGCAGCAATCCCTAAAAGATTGGACTGCCCAAAAATGGAGAACCAAAAGTGGCAAACGCTCTTCTGACACAGGTGAAAGATACCTTCCTGAATCTGCAATCAAAGCTCTCAGCCCTGCTGAGTATGCTGCGACAACGCGTGCAAAACGTGCGGGCAAAGCTAAAGGCAAACAATTCGTAAAACAACCACCCAAAGTGGTAAAGAAAACGGCAGGATTTAGATGACTCTTACTTTCATCCAAAAGCAAATTGAAATGTCTGAGCGCATGTTTGAACTCATGCACCGGGATCATAAGCAGCGCATGGAGCAAATTGTGATGTGGGCTGATATGAACGACAGCCTTATGCGTAAACTTGAAGAGCGCGACAAAGAAATTAGCCGGTTAACCGCGCTTTTGAAAGCGCATGAAACTATGGAGAAAATATAATGGCTGAGAAATGGATTCAAAAGGCAATTAAAAAGCCCGGCGCATTGCGTGCGTCTCTTGGTGTCAAAGGCGATAAACCTATCCCTGCTAAGAAGCTGGCTGCTGCTGCAAAAGCTCCGGGCAAAATGGGCCAGCGCGCTCGTTTGGCTCAAACCCTAAAGAAAATGAAGTGACATGGCACAAACATCCGGTGCATCATCATTTAACCTCGACCTAACTGAATTGGTTGAGGAGGCGTTTGAACGCGCCGGTGGTGAGTTGCGCACGGGTTATGACCTGCGTACAGCCAGACGTAGTCTGAATATCATGTTTGCTGATTGGGCAAACCGTGGTATCAACCTGTGGACTATTGAGCAGGGTACGATTGATTTTGTACAGGGGCAAAACACATACGCCTTGCCTGATGACACCATTGACTTGCTTGAGCATGTGATCCGTACAGGCGCTAACGTGGCAGCAACACAAGCTGATTTAACAATCACCCGCATCAGTGTATCTACGTACGCCACAATCCCAAATAAGATTACTCAAGCCAGACCTATTCAGGTTTGGATTCAACGATATAACGGACAGACTTCGCCGACAGGGTTAACCCTAAGTGGCGCAATTACAGTCACAGACACTCAAATCACATTGGATTCCATAGTTGGTTTACCAGCCGCTGGGTTTGTAAAGATCGAAAACGAGATCATCAATTACAGCTATATCTCAGGGAATACCCTATATAACTGTTTCCGCGCCCAGCAAAACACAACCGCCGCAAGCCATGTATCCGGCACTGCCGTATATTGGCAGCAAGTTCCCGCAATCACCGTTTGGCCTACGCCAGACAACGCACAGCAGTACCAGTTTGTGTATTGGCGTTTGCGCCGCACTCAAGATGCTGGCGGCGGTGTAAACATCATGGATGTGCCTTTCCGCTTTATCCCTTGTATGGCGGCTGGTTTGGCCTATTATGTAGCTGGAAAAATCCCCACGGGCGCAGAACGCCTACCATTCCTCAAAACACAGTATGACGAGGCGTGGGAGCTTGCAGCCTATGAAGATCATGAGAAAGCAGCCTTGAGACTTGTACCCCGTCAAACCTACATTGGGAGGTAATGATGGGCAATAGGTTTGCCAGCGGTAAGTATGCGATTGCTCAGTGCGACCGCTGTGACCAACGGTTCAAGTTGAAGGTTCTCAAGACCGAAATTATCAAAACCAAGAACTACAACCTCTTGGTATGCCCTACGTGCTGGGATCCAGATCAGCCGCAGTTGCAACTTGGTATGTTCCCGGTTGATGACCCACAAGCTTTAAGGAATCCACGACCCGACCGCAGTTATGTCGTGTCTGGAACAAATGGATTGCAGCTTGTGCCGACCGGCAATGGGCCAGATGGTGCGGGTACAGTTCAAGGTGGTAGTCGCATCTTCCAATGGGGTTGGTATCCAGTTGGTGGGACGAGGGCAAGTGACGATGGTTTAACGCCAAATAACTTGGTTTTAACCATAGAACTTGGTACAGTAACGGTAAGCGTAACGTAGGAGTTTAAACATGGATACAAAACAGGTAAAACAGATCGCAGATACCGAGGCCAAAAAAATGGTTAAGGGGCATGAGAGCCGTATGCACCCCGGCGCTAAGAAGATGGCGGCTGGTGGCAAGACCAATGCTCAGATGCTGAAGTATGGTCGTAACATGGCAAAAGTAATGAACCAGCGTAGCTCTGGTCGTGGAGGCTAACATGGCTGAATTTGATTATTTCCCAGCAGATACCAAAGACCCTTGCGGCAAGTACACACAGCCCAAGGTCTACAAATCTGTGACTGTTGGTGAAGAGCCAGCAATAGAGACTATGCGTAAAGCTAACGTGTCCGTTGCCAACACTCGCAGTCAAGACTATCCCCCCACTAAGACCAGCGGTGTGCAAATGCGTGGCGGCGGTGCGGCTACCAAAGGCAAGATGGCACGGGGGCCAATGGCGTGAACTATTCTGAACTTGTAAATGCGGTAACCAACTATACGGAGAACACCGTAGAGACGTCCGTGATGAATACGTTCATCACTCAGGCGGAGCAACGCATTTACAACACGGTTCAGTTCCCCTCGTTGCGCAAGAACGTGACGGGAATAACGTCGTCTGGAAACAAATACTTATCCTGCCCCGGCGACTTTCTGTCCACGTTTTCGTTGGCAGTGGTTGATGCCGATGGTAACTATGAGTATTTGTTGAACAAGGATGTGAACTTCATCCGTCAGGCTTACCCTCAGCCAACTGATACTGCACTGCCCAAGTATTACGCGCTATTTGGCCCGACAACAACATCTGGTGCAAGCCCAACAATCACAAATGAGTTGAGCTTCATCCTTGGCCCGACTCCTGATGCGGCTTACGATGTTGAGTTGCACTATTACTACTACCCAGAATCAATCACCACAGCTACAACCACATGGCTGGGTGATAACTTTGACACTGTGCTGTTGTATGGCACATTGGTCGAGGCTTATACCTACATGAAGGGTGAGGCAGACATCATGGGCTTGTATGACGGCAAGTACAAAGAAGCACTTGCGCTGGCATCTCGTCTTGGTGATGGTCTGGAGCGTAGTGACGCATACCGCAGTGGTCAGTATCGTCAGGCTCCATTGCCCATGAATAACGGAGTACGCTGATGGCTTTCACCGGAAACTTCTCCTGCAACACATTGCGTAGCGGCTTGGCAAACGGGTCTATCAATCTGACGACTGATACGTTCTATTTGGCGTTGTACACAAACAACGCTACGCTGGATGAGACAACTACCGCCTACACAGCTACTGGAGAAGCATCAGGTGGAAATTACGCCGCTGGTGGGCAAGTTGTGACTGCGACAGTCTCATCTGAAACTACAGCATCCGGCAGCATTGTTTATGTATCATTTTCTTCTCCCTCATGGACTGGTCAAATTACCGCCAGAGGTGCGTTGATTTACAAAGCCGGTGCAAACGGAGCGGTGTGTGTCCTTGACTTTGGCAATGACAAAACATCCAACAATACTTTCACTGTGACGATGCCTGCTAACACCAGCACATCTGCACTCATCAGACTTGTTTAAGGAGCAATAAATGTCAGCAATAGAAAAAACCCAAGCCGCCGATGTGATCGGTAGCTCAATCACCAAAGCCTTGGAGAGTGGCGAGTCTGCAACTGCCAAGGGTGTGTATCACATGCAGTGCTTTGATAAAGACGGAAACCTGAAGTGGGAGGCTGAATGCCCCAATCTGGTTGTGAACGTCGGCTTGCAAGACATGAACAACAAATACTTCCTTGGCAGTTCGTATACCGCTGCTTGGTACATTGGCTTGTATGGCGCAGGAGCATCAAACACTCCCGCCGCTGGCGATACCGCAGCCTCACACGCTGGCTGGACTGAAGTTACGCCTTACAGCCAAGCCACTCGCCCTGCTTGTACATTTGGTACACCTACCACAGCAAACCCATCTGTAGCCACCAACTCAGCCTCTCCTGCTGTTTACACAATCAATGCAACTCAAACTGTTGGCGGGGCATTCTTGATTAGCAACAGCACCAAGAGTGGCTCTACAGGCACTCTGTACTCCGCCTCTGACTTCACTTCCCCCGGCGATCGTTCTGTTGTTTCAGGCGATACGTTGAACGTCACTTACACACTTAGCTTGGCAGGTTAATCATGGCAACATTTAAAAAAGGCGATGTCGTAAAACTGGCTGGCGTAGTTCCTCAAGGCCCGGTGATTGGTATGCGTATGGACGATGATGGCAACGTGTCTTACTTGATTGAGTGGACAGATGCTGATGGTCATGCACAACAACGCTGGTTTGCCGAGTCTGAGCTTGCTGCTGTTTAAATGAGTGGGGCATGACGAGTGTTTGGCTTTTCAGCATTCTCACAAGCCCCATTTTCGTCGCTTGGTAACTCTGTCTATAACGCAGACATAGCAGAGACAGCCACGGCGACGGATAGCGTTTCGTCGCTTTTAACTTTTCTATCCGCTGTATCTGAGACATCGACCGCCACGGATGCGGTATCTTCTCTGGTGACTTTCCTCACCTCAGTTGCTGAGACAGCAACTGCTACAGATTTGTTTGTCGGTGGAATTACTTATGCGTCAAGTTTGTCAGAAACATCGTCGGCATCAGATCAAATAAGCGCCGCCCAAACATTTGGCTCAAATATTTCTGAAACAGCTACAGCAACAGATTCGGTTAGCTCAACACCCACATATCTATCTTTAATTTCAGAGACTGCAACGGCGACAGACTCTGTATCAAGCACAAGTTCATTTGCGTCTGCGGTATCCGAGACAGCCACGGCAACAGACTCAATATCTGCCAAGGCAACTTTTGGGACTTCAGTAAGCGAGACAGCCACAGCAACAGACGCCAATTCAGCAGCACAAACTTTTGCTACAAACGTAGCGGAAACTGCTACAGCAACGGATTCATTTGCCGCAGCCCAAACATTTGCATCTACTGTTAGTGAAGCGGCTACAGCTACAGATTCAGTTTCTGGTACACAAAGCTTTGCGTCAAGCATTTCAGAAACATCAACAGCCACCGACTCAGACGCCGTAGCCGCCAGCACATTTAATGCGCCGGTGACAGAAGCCTCCACAGCAACAGACTCTATTTCAGCCAAAGCAATATTCCCTGCCGCCATCAGCGAAACAGCCACGGCTACTGATACAAACTCAGCGGCACAAACATTTGCTACAAACGTAGCGGAGGCAGCTACGGCTACGGATTCAAATTCTGCAAGCTCTACGTTTAAATCAACCATAGCTGAAACCGCAACCGCTACAGATTCAACATCAAGTTCTTTTGCCTTCCTTGGCGCAGTGAGTGAGTCTGCTACAGCTACCGATACCAACGTGGCTTCAAACTTATGGCTCACAAACATTTCTGAGTCTTCTACAGCTACGGACGCGATTGATGCTGCCGCCACATTTGAGGCGCTGGTGGAAGAGTTTGGCTCAGTAATTGACGAGGCGTTTGCGGTTCAGGTGTTCCTGTGCGCTATCCAAGAGACCGTCACAGCATCGGATTCGTTCTTTGCGCGGTTCTTATGGGAGCTTATCAACGACAGCCAAACCGCAAACTGGGGCAGTATTGATGACTCAGAAAGCACGACATGGGCGACAATTGGTGCAGCACAGACCGCTGACTGGTCAACCATAGACACCGCAGAATCTGCTGGGTGGGCAACGATAGACGACAGCAACCCCAATACTTGGACAAAGATTGGGACAACTTGAGAGTAAGACATGGCATTAGTTTTAGCTGATCGGGTTAGGGAAACTACTACTACCACTGGTACCGGCACAGTCACGCTTGCTGGGGCAGTGACTGGGTTTCAGTCATTTTCTGCTGTTGGTGATGGCAACACCACGTATTACACAATTGCTGGTCAAGGTACTTCCGAATGGGAAGTTGGTATTGGCACTTACACCGCATCAGGAACTACGCTATCTCGCACAACGGTACTGGCTTCAAGCAATTCAGGATCATTGGTCAATTTCAGCGCAGGCACAAAAGATGTGTTTGTGGATTACCCCGCTGGTAAATCTATCAACCGAGATTCCAACGGATACGTGGCATACGACTTTACAAATGCCACATTGACCAGCCGAACCAACTTCCAAACATCAACCGCTAACAGCACTACGGGTATTTATGCATTGCCTAGCGGTTCAGCGACAGCGGCATCATGGCAAGCAACCAACAACTCAGACCCGACCAATGCCAGCAAAGTACTGATTGCAACCAATGGGACAACAGATGTTCAACTTGTTTCGGGCGTTAATGGTTCTGGATCATATTTGCCACTGACGTTTTTTAATGGCGGTGCAGGACGTTTTGTAGTTGGAACATCAGGGCAGTTTGGTATCGGCCCAACAGCATCAGTTAACTACGGCACATTAGGGCAGGTTCTAACCTCTGGTGGTTCGGGGTCTGCTCCAACATGGGGTTCGGGTTCTGGCGTTCCTAGCGGCATCAGTGCAATTACATACTTTAGCGGAACCATCTCAGCAACGACCGGTTCCTTTACTGCAAGCACTTCGGGTCTTGCGGTTGGTTCACAGTTCACTTTAACTGGCGCAGGCACTGCCACTTCTTCCAGCACAACGCTTACCGTATCTGCCGTTTCGTCTGGTGCGTTTGGTACAGGCCAGACAATTACATTCCCCGGATTTTCTGGTACTGCGACAAGTTCAGGTACGACACTCACGATTGCTACTGCTACTGCCGGTGCGATTGATACCGGGTCAGTGTTAAATACCAATTGCTCTATTACCGCATCTAGAGCCTTGGCGGTAATGACGGTTACCGCAGTAGCATCTGGCGGTATTCATGTGGGCATGGTGATTACTGGTTGCGGCACTGTTAACTCCTTTGGTACAGGCACTGGAACTACTGGCACATACAACATGAGTGCCTCTGGTACTGTTGCATCTGGCTCAAGGACTGGTACAGGTACTTTGACAATTTCTTCGCTTGGCACAGGTACAGGCGGCACAGGAACATACACAACAAACACTACGTACACCTACGGAACTGCGTCCGCAGTAACTTTAAGTTCTGGCGCACCCACACGAACAATCTCAGCCCTTGGTACTGGTGTTGGTAGTACTGGGACATATACACTGTCTTCAGGCATTACCGCAGCAACTACGTCGATTACAGGTTCAGCAATCACGTACACCGTAACTGCAATTGCAACATCTACCACTGGAACAATATCGCCTGCTTACACAGTTGCGTCTACATCAACATCTTCTAGTGCGGCTGTTTTCACTATACCAACAGGCGTTTCTAGAATTAAAGCCACAGTGATCGGCGGTGGTGGTGGCGGTGGTGGCACAAGTGGTACTGGCTCAGGGGGCGGTGGTGGCGGTGGTGGGGCAGCAATTCAAGTATTTTCTGGCTTAACCAGCGGCAATACATTAACCGTAACTATTGGCACAGGAGGTGCTGGTAATTCAGGGGCTGATGGTAGTGCCGGAGGAACCACTAGCATTGCATCTGGTACACAAACCATTACCACCGTAAGTGCTACTGGAGGCGCAGGCGCAATATTGGCAAGCGGTGGTAGTAGTGTTCCCGGTGGGGCTGGGGGCTTAGGTTCTGGCGGCGTGTTAAATATACGGGGTAGCGCGGGGGCTAATGGTATTGACAACGCTGTATCAGGAGGCGGCGGTTCTTCGATCCTTGGCGGAGCAAATGTCGGAACAACTAGTGGCAACGGTAATGCTGGCGGAGTTTATGGGGGCGGCGGAAGCGGAGCGCAAGCTTCCGGGGGTCAAATAGGCGGAACGGGCGCGGCTGGTGTTGTAATCATCGAGTACTAAAATGAAAAAAGCTTTAATTTCTCCAAATGAACCTGTGCAGACAGGTTATCGCGTAGCTCAAGTTGAGCCAGAGGAAAACATTTTTTCTGTGGCCGACCCGCTTTTCTGGATTGACTGCGCAAACGATGTTGTGGCAGACAGGTTTTGGTACGACCCCACAAATCAGCAGATAATCCCTGTACCGTCTAAAGATATTCAGGTGTCACAGTGACTGTTCCAACAGGTTCAGTCTGGACTGTTGTCTGATAAAGAAATAGAATGCAAAAAGGAGTTTAAACATGCCATCAGCATATACCACACTGCTAGGGCTGGTACAGCCAGTAACCGGAGAACTCACCAATACGTGGGGTAATACGGTTAATTCCACGCTCACGCAATTCATTGAGAATGCTGTTGCTGGCTATCAAAGTCAAAGCGTGACCAGCGGCGACTGGACGCTCACCACAACCATCCCCGGCGACACTGCCAACCCATCGACCAATGCGGCTCGATACGCCGTGTTGATTGCTACAGGTGCGCCCGGTACGACTCGCTACATCTATGCCCCGCAGCAGAGCAAAACCTACGTTGTCATCAATAACTGCACTGACCAAAGTTCGGTGTATATCCGTGGCGGTACATCAAGCTCTCACACAACCGGTGTAGAAATTGAGGCCAATAGCTCTGCTCTTGTTGCTTGGGATGCGACTGCTACCGACTATGTCAAGATTGCAGGTGGCGGCGGCGGTGCGGCAGGTGCAGGTGGCGATCAAATTTTCTTTCAGAATGATAAAGCAGTCACCGCAAGTTACACCATCCCTACTGGCAAGAATGCAGGTACGTTTGGCCCAGTCACAATCAATTCAGGCGTCACAGTTACAGTTCCAAGCGGTTCTGTCTGGTCGGTCGTTTAAGGAGAACACATGAGTTCAGTAGCCATTTCAGGAAATGCAAGTGGGACGGGCGTATTCACCGTTGCATCTCCAAGCTCATCAAGCAGCTATACAGCAACGCTACCAGCAGCCACCACCACTTTGGTAGGTACAGACGCGACTCAGACGTTGACAAATAAAACTCTGACCAGCCCAACAATTAACACCCCAACAATTTCAAGCCCAACATTCTCTGGCACGGCTTCCGGCACGGTTATTGTTTCTGGAACTTCTGTTGGGTATGCATCATTTACAACAACTACCTACAATGATTTCACAGGTATACCTTCTTGGGTAAAGCGGATTACACTGATAATAAGTGGAATCAGCACAAGTGGCACAAGTAATTTGTTAGTTCAAATTGGATACCAATCACCGGTTACAAGTACTGGATATGTAAGTGGCGCTGTTGCCGCACAAAATGGCGCAGTAGGCTCAGGCGCTGCCACATCAACAGCGGGTTTTTTGGCAACCGCTGCAATTAACGGTAACACTGGTTTGCAAACAGGAACGGTAACGATAGTCAATCTTGGTGGTAATACTTGGGTTGCATCAACTGTTGTTGCGCAAACCGATGGAACAAGAGGGGTGGTTGGAGGTGGTTCTGTAACTCTTGGTGGCACTTTAGACAGACTTCGCTTTACAACAGTCATCGGCACAGACACCTTTGACGCTGGTTCAATTAACATCCTTTACGAGTAAATACCATGACAGCAAAACTCGACGGCACAAACGGACTGCTTCAGCAGTACGACTACCAAACCCCAACGACTGGGTTCTCTTATACCTTTGCCGCTGGAACAACTGTTCTTGTGATGAACCCTGCGGGTACGTTGGCAACAGGCACAATCACAATGCCTGCGTCTCCTGCGGATGGGATGACCATTCGTTTTAGTTCTAGCCAAATTATTACCACGTTGACGGTTAGCGCAAATACAGGTCAAAGCATTGTTTCTGCTGTAACTACCTTGGCGGCAGGCGGTGGTGCGGCATACATTTATCGTTTAGCAAACACCACTTGGTATAGGACTGTTTAATTATGGCAACCACAATAAGCGGAACATCTGGGGTCACATTCCCAGCAGGCGGTACAGGCAACACAGCAGGTACAGTCGTCGGCACAACCGATACTCAGATGTTAACAAATAAAACTATTGGCGCAGGAACGGCAAGTGTTCCCCCTTTGTTTTTTACATCTGGCACAAACCTTACATCAGCAGCCGCAGGTGCTTTTGAGTATGACGGAGATAGGTTTTACGGAACAACAGATACAACCGGTGGTCAGGGCTATATCCCCACAACCCAGATTTACAGAATGACTTCGTCTTCTGGATCAATAACATCTGGAACTAACTTTTTTGTATTGTCTGGTAATAGTGCGGCCAGTCTTGTGGCAAACGCATGGTATGAAGTCGATGCAACATTTTACTTTACAAAAAATACTGCTGGAACAGTACAGATTCAAATGTCTTTCAGTTCAGCTATGACAGCAAACCAAGCTGGTGGTACATGTATTTTTCTGCCTGCGGCTGGTGGTACGGCAACAGGAACAGCTTCTATTGCAAGTTCACAGCCTTTAAGTGTTAGCGGTACATCAATGTCTTTTAGTGCTTCGCCATCAATCACCGCAGGTGTTAACTATACAATAAATTTAAAAGCGCATTTTCAAGCTGGGTCATCTGCAAGCAACGTGAGATTCTTGCAAACTTGTAGTGCAGGAACGGTATCTCCCATGCAGGGTAGCTATTACAAAATAACTCGTCTGCCTGCTTCAAATACTGGTAATTTTGTTGCATAAACCTTTGGAGATGTAAATTGATCCGATCTCAATCCTCTTTGCTGCAAATGCTTGTGTCGCCGCGATCAAGCAGGGGTGCAAGCTTTACAAAGACGCTAAGACGTCTTTTATGGAGATCAAAAAGACTGTTGATGAAGTTGTATCGGATGCAAAACAAGTCAGAAGTTTTTGGCAAAAGCTCTTTGGAACAAGCCCCAAGCCAGCCGCGCCAAAGCTTGTGGAGAAAAAGAAGGAAGCCTATGTCGCAGTAGATGAAACTGAAGTCATGGCTGGCATAGTCGCTGAACTGACCAAGTTTTTTAAACTGCAAGAACAGCTTGCTGAACACATCAGAGAAGAGGAAGAGAAAAGCAGAAACGTCTACGACCCCGACACAAACTTGATGGAAGCCGCCTTGAAACGTGTCATGGCGCAAGACCAGATGGCGGCGCTGGAGGTTGAGATAAGGGAAGCGATGATATACCAAGCCCCTCCTGAGATGGGTGCTTTGTATTCCAAAGTGTTTGAAATGCGGGATGTCATCAAGGCAGAGCAGGACAAAGCAAGAAAGAAGAGAGACGATGAATCATGGCAACGCAAAGAGGAGGAGCGACTTCTAAGGGAAAGACAAGCGTATCTGCTGGCGACTATCCTTTGCCTCCTATATATGTGGTTGATGATCGGCCTATTAAGCAGGATTGGGAAGTAGTTATGGGATGGATTGCTTGTTGTATCTTGGTGGGTATGTTGCTACCTATTTTGGGTATGTTGTACATGGATGTATTGCAAACCAAGCAAGAAATCAAACAGCAGATTGAGAAGGTTGAAAAGTTACGTAGAGAAATTGAAAAGGAAAAACGAGATGATTCCAATAGTCGCATCCCTCCTCGGTAGCCTAGCCGAAAACGGCCTTGGCTTACTATCCAGCGCCATACAAGCCAAAGGCAAAGAAGTGGTGGAGAACACCCTCGGAGTAAAAATTCCCGACGCGCCTACCCCCGAGGACGTGTCCAAGCTACGCCAACTCCAGTTTGAGCATGAAGAGAAGTTGCTGGCGCTAGGCATAGAGAAAGCCAAGATGGAACTGGAAGAGATGAAAGTTTTGGCAACCGCAGCGCAGAACGATGCCGACAACATCACGGACAGGTGGCAAGCGGATATGTCCAGTGACTCTTGGTTGTCCAAGAACATTCGCCCCATGAGCCTGATTGCCATTTTTCTGGGGTATTTCCTGTTTGCCATGATGAGTGCCTTTGGCTACAACGCCAACGAGTCATATGTAACCCTGCTGGGCAATTGGGGTATGCTTATCATGGGCGCTTATTTTGGTGGTCGCACAGTTGAGAAACTGGCAGAAATGAGGAAGAAATGAGCCTTAACCAAGAACAAGCCGCATTCTTGCTGGACATGTGCAAGCTAATCCAATATGCTACAGACCAAGGGTTTGTGGTGACCGGCGGGGAACTTGCCCGTACGCCCGAACAGCAGGCTATTTATTTCAAGACAGGGCGGTCAAAGACCATGAACTCCATCCACCTAAAACGGTGTGCCATAGACTTGAATTTTTTCAAGGATGGAAAGATCATTTGGGACAAAGCAACGATTGCTCCGTTGGGCGCATATTGGGAGTCACTGAACCCAAAGAATCGTTGGGGCGGAAATTTTTCAAATCTTGTAGATTGCCCTCACTTTGAGCGTAATGTAGGTTAACCATGCCATTACAAAAGATCCTCTTCAAGCCCGGTGTAAACAGGGAAAACACAAGGTACACCACTGAAGGGGGTTGGTACGACTGCGAAAAGATTCGCTTTCGACAAGGCACACCAGAAAAAATTGGTGGCTGGCAGCAGTTCTCGGCCTATACCTACAAAGGCACATGCCGGTCTTTGTGGTCTTGGGATAGCTTGACTGGCGTTAATTACATTGGCATTGGCACAAACCTGAAGTTCTACATTGAGCAGGGTGGCGAATACAACGACGTAACCCCATTGCGTGCGGTGCAGACAGGTTTAAACGGGCCTTTTGCTGCCACATCTGGATCAACCACAATTACGGTTACAGATGCGGCGCACGGGGCTTTGGATGGTGACTTTGTCACTTTCTTTGGCGCGGTGGCTTTAAGCACACAAACGTTTACACGTTCCACGGCAACAAATTTTGTTTTATCTACCGCGCTTGCAACCAATACACCCGTAATTTTGTCGGTATCTTCTGGCGGATCTTTACCAACCGGATTGACTTCGGGTGTCCAGTACTACATAAAAGTTGTATCAGGCACGACAGTTAATTTCACCAACGTACCAAGCGGTGCGGCTATCAGCACATCCACCGCAGGATCAGGAACATTTTCTTTGTATGTCAATAGCGGTATAACAGCAGATGTTCTTAACCAAAGTTTTCAAATCACCGTTGTTGATACCAACACATACACAATTCAATCCACAGTTGCTGCTGGTGTGTATGACACTGGAAGTGGCGGAAACCCTGTAAATGCTTACTATGAAATTCCTGTTGGTAAAGACTCTGCCCAACCATTAACTGGCTGGGGCGCTGGCCCTTGGGGTTACGGCGCATGGGGTATTGGAACTTCCAGCACCTCACCAATACGCATTTGGTCGCAAAACAACTTTGGGCAAGACTTGATCTTTGCTTATCGTGGTGGGCCTATGTATTATTGGAACGCTTCAGTTGGAACAACACCCAACCCAGTAACCATAACGATTGCTGCTCCGGGTGTGTTTACATTGAATTATGGTAGCTTATCTGATGGTATGGCTATTGTTTTACTTACCAGCGGTGCGTTGCCGACTGGATTAACTTCCGGCACTGTGTATTACGTTGGCGGCGCTTCTGGATCAACTTTTAAACTTGCAACTAGCTACGCAAATGCTTTGGCTGGTACATACATCACCACATCTGGAACGCAGTCTGGTACGCATTACGTATCTTCCTACGCTATTCCAGTGACCTCTATGGGCGGCGCATCGGCTGTACCTGACTATGTAAACTTCGTCATGGTGTCTGATGCAAGTCGATTCACTATTGCGTTTGGCGCAACGCCTTATGGCGGCGGTGATTTTGACCCCATGCTCATTCGGTGGTCAGACCAAGAATCTGTTGTTGAGTGGACGCCTGCGGCTACCAATCAAGCTGGCTTTATTCGTCTGTCGCACGGCTCAGAAATCCGCACAGCAGTGCAGGCTCGTCAAGAGATTGTTGTGATTACTGATTCGTCTGTATATTCATTGCAATACCTCGGCCCACCCTATGTTTGGGGTTCTCAGCTTCTTGGCGACAACATTTCAATTGCAGGTTACAACACCGCAGTGATTGCATCAGGTGTTATCTATTGGATGGGCGTGGATAAGTTCTATAAGTACGATGGTAGAACACAGACTTTGCGTTGCGACTTGCGTCAATACATCTTCCAAGACATTAACCTTGACCAGCAGGCCCAGTTTTTTGCCTCAACAAACGAAGGTTTCAATGAGGTTTGGTGGTTTTATTGTTCTTCTGGCTCAACCGTAATTGACAAGTATGTTGTGTACAACTACTACGAAGACATTTGGTATTACGGCACAATGGGCAGGACTGCATGGGTAGATTCTGGTTTAAACGACTATCCAGTTGCAGCCACATACAGCAATAACCTTGTGTACCATGAATACGGTTTAAACGATAATACAACAGGTACGCCCGTAGCGATTGACTCATACATTACCTCGTCTGAATTTGATATTGGCGATGGTCACAACTTTGGTTTTGTTTGGAGGCTTATCCCAGACATTACTTTCCGTGGTTCGACTGCCACCAGCCCACAAGTCACCATGAGTCTTAAACCATTGCAGGACTCCGGCTCTGGGTATAACGATCCAGAATCTGAAGGTGGCGTGAGCTACGGCACAGTTACAAAAACAGCATCTGCTCCAATTGAGCAATTCACGCAATACGTGTATATCAGGGTGCGTGGTCGCCAAATGTCATTTAAGGTTGAGGGAAATCAACTTGATCTCCAGTGGCAGTTAGGTGCGCCTCGTATTGACATCAAACCTGACGGTCGAAGGGGTGCGTAATGGCAGCATTTGAACCCAAGACGCTTGACTTTACAAACCCAGTTGCGCCCAACTTACCGCTTGCGCCAAATGAATACGACCGTCAGTTTCAAGATCAATTTGAAAATATTCTGCGTTTGTATTTCAATCAACTTGATAAC